CCAGCGGACATGTTCGAGTCACGCTGCCGAGCCGCGTTCAGCTCCGAGAGCGCCCTCGCAGCATCACCCTTCAGCGACTGCGGGTTCACCTCGATCGAGATGCTGGACGGGTCGTTCGGCACCTGTGGGTTCTGTGGAGCCGGAGAGCCACCACCAGACCCTGACGAGCCACCTCCACCAGTCGACGGGTTGGGCCGCGGCGGGACGTTGGCCTGCTTCTTCATCTCCCGCAGGTACCGAGCCTGGTGGATCCGCTCCAGGTGGTCGTCCATGGCCTTGTCGTCCTTCACGACCTCCTTCAGCCGCTCGACGGGACGACCCGGGTTGTCCCTGCGGTTGGCCTCCAGCGCGTCGTCCACCGAGAGTCCCTGCCGGCGCATCTCCCGCATCGTCTTCACGCGCTCGATCTCGGCACTCATCTCGGCGTCCGTCAGGTCACCCACCGGCTTGTTGTTGGTCAGCAGGTTCGTCTTCTTGTTCAGCTGCTGGAGCTCGTAGTCGATCTCGGACGGTCGAGCACCAGCGTGGTAGGCGTTCTCCGGCTTGTGCGCAAACGTGTACGGGATGGAGGGGAGGTGCCCACCCAGCTCACGGCTGTACGGCTGCTGGTTGAGCTTCCCGCGCGCGGTCTTGTACCGCTCGTAGGCCATCCCGAACCCGCCGATCCCACCGCCACCAAGCTCGGTGTTGGACCAGCGAGATGCGTTGTCCTCGACGAACTGGTGGAAGGCCCGGTCGTTCTCGGGCTTCTCGGCGATCCACTCACGAAACCGGTCGTCGTTCATGTCCATGAACTCCGGCTTGGATCCACCACCGACGAAGTTGTCGTCTCCGATCCCGCGCCGGATCAGGTCCCGGATCGCGACCGCGTTGTCCCCAGCCGCCTTCCGCTGACCCTCACGCGCGATCAGGTCGTTGGCCTTCTGCCGAGTGACGTCGACCTTGTTGGTGAACCCAGTCTTCGCCGCTGTGCCCTCCTGGGTCGCTCCGGCCTCGATCTGCCTGAACCCGCCCTTGCCCGCCTTCCCGCGCTGGTAGTCAGCCAGCGCAGCAGAGTGCTTGCTGCTGTCTTCCAGACCGGTCCCGAACAGACCGGCCCGTGCCTTGGTCGGACGGTTCCGGCCAGGCTCCACGTAGCCCTCGTCGAGACCGAACTCCAGCAGATCCTCGTCCCGAGTGGGACGGGTCTTCACGTCCTTGATGTAGTACGGGAACTGCTCCTGGAGAGACTTCAGGGCTGCCTCGTAGCCGATCCCGTTCAGTCGGAACCGGACCTCCTTCATGTTGTAGAGCTCGTTGAAGACCTGGGTCCGGAAGTCCTTGGCGTCCTGCTCGGAGACCTCTCCTCGCGCTGCCTTCTCCTCCATGGCCGATGCCATCGACTCGGCCCGGTCCTCGTCCCGACCCTCGATCTTCGGGTTCTCCTTGAACTCCTTCAGCCGGTTCTCGATCTCGTCCTGCTGCTGGGCCTTGGGCGCGTTGCGGTAGTACTCGTCGTTGAGCACCTCAGCCTTGATCGCGTCCTTCCAGATCTTCGGGATGTTCTGACGGTCCACCTGCCCGGACTGCACCGCGTCCAGGAGCTGCTCGTAGCGCTGAGTCATCCTCCGCGCCTTGTCGTTGTGGCGACGCCCACCGCGGAAGTCCGGCTCGAACTCCATCGAGAACGTGCCAGAGCGAGACACCACGGTGACTCGACGTGCTCCCGAGACCAGCCCGGTGTAGACATCCTCAGCGGTCAGCCCACCCATCGAACGGTTCCGGATGTACTCTCCACCCTTCAGCGCCTTCAGGTTCTTCAGGTTGAACGGCACGTAGTGGTCGTCGCCGTAGCCCACAGCCTGAGCCGAGAGTCGACCCTCGTCGTCGATGATCACGCCCTCGGAGGGCGGGGTGTTCCCAGCCGCGATGTGCAGCTTGTACAGGTGCTTGTCCGGGAGCTTCCGACGCAGGTACTCAGCGACCAGCGCAGAGCCCTGGCCACGCTCAGCCCAGGACGGCTCACGCAGCATCATCTGCGCCTCGCCGGCACGCTCCCGACCCATCTGGTTGATCGAGGGAGTCACTGGCTCACCACGCTGCTCACGAGCACCAGTCATCGTGCGCCGTGGCCCGACGAAGTCTCCACGCATGACCTCACGTCGAGTACCGAACCCGAGCAGACGCTTGTCCGCCTCGGCCTCGGTCACGCCGTACTTCTTGGCGTCCTGGATCTCGCGCCCGTACGCGCGCACCAGAGTCTCCTCAGGTGCCTTCTCCGTGCCCCGGTACCGGTAGGCCGTCTTCCGTGCAGAGGGGCCGATCACCCGCTCCGCCTCGGGACCGTACTGACCCACGATCTGAGCGAACTTGCCGGCCAGCTGAGCCTTGCTGCCCGGAGGAGCAGCCGTGTTCAGGAACGACCCGCTGGCGTTCAGTCGGTCGAAGAGCCGGCGGTTCTGCTCGGTGCTGGTGCCGGCCTGGTCCCACTGGGTGGAGAGACGGTTGATCCCCTCGTCCCTCTTGTCGGAGAAGATCCGGTTCGTGCGTGCGACCGCCTCGCCACTCATTCCACCCATCAGGCCGTACGCCGCACCGCCAGCGGTGAGTCCCACCGGCTTGGCCTCCAGGGCCACCAGCTGGGTGTCCGGGTTCTCCAGGATCTCCTTGGGCGGGACGTTGGAGTTGCTCACCTGAGCGAACCGGTTCCCGGCCTTGTCTCGCAGGTGGTAGACCACGTCCATGTCACCGGGCTGACCGATCCCGCCGACTCCACCCAGGAACGCCGCCACCTGGCGGTACTCGTCCTGGTACCGGGTGCGCTGCGCGCGAGTCATCTTCTCCGGACCGTACGAGCCGATGATCGCCTGGGCCTGGTTCTCGTTGAAGGGCTTGGTCATGGTGGGCTTCACCTTGACCATGAACCGCCCGGTGCCCGGGTCGCGACGGTAGTCGTTCTCCTCGAACTGAGCGCCGTAGTAGTACTGGTTCCGCTCGGCCTTGGTGAACTCCTCGATCTCCCGGAGCGCCTTGGCGTACTCCACCACGGTCTCGTCGTCGGTGGTCTGGGCGGTCCGGATCAGAGCCTTCTTCACCATCTCGATCCGGTTGTCGAAGGTCTTGTTCAAGGCTCGCTGGATGGTGTCCAGGTTCTTGGAGATGTCAGTCTCCAGGGCATCCGAGACCACCACCATGGTGAACATCTCGGCGGTCTCGTCGTCCATCTTCATGACCAGGTTGAACGCCTGCTCGGCGGCCCGGTAGTTGAACATCGGGTCGTCGGAGACCGGCTCGTAGGCCTTCTTCACTCGTCCCCGCTTCTTCATCCGACGACGCTGCTCCTCGATCTTCTTCTGCATCTCCGGACCCGACTGGACCAGGTCACGACCGATGTCGGTGCCGGCCTCGATGATCTTCTTCAGGGTCTTGTTGCTGTGCGCCTTGGAGACCTTCTTCTTCTTCGACCGGATCTCCGCGTCCCACTTCGCCGCGATCCCCGGGTGACGCGCGTGCATGAACCGCCGCTGGGCGTCGGACTTGTAGGGCATCTCAGCGTCCCTTCTTCTTCGGCGGCAGCTTCTTCACCGTCTTCTTCGCAGTCTTCTTCGCCGTGCCCCGAGGAGCGGCTGCAGTCTTCTTCGCGGCGGCCTTCTGCTGCTGGAGCTTCAGCTTGGTGTTCGTCGCAGCCGAGCGGTCCTTGATCCGGATCTGCTCCTTGGTGCGCTTGTGGTCCCGGTTGGCCATCGTGTCAGACAGCCGCATCTTCTCCTTCTCACGCGAGTGCGCAGACTGGGCGACCTTGTCCTGCAGCAGCATCTTCTCCTTCTCGCGCTGGTGCTGCTTGTCCGCGTTCGGGTCCTCAGGCGGCGGCATGTTGGTGGCCTGCGCCTGCATCTGCGCCTGCTGAGCCTGGGCGTCCGCGGTGGCCGGGTGCGGGGTCATCGCGTGCATCTCGGCCTGCTCCGGGGTCATCCCCTGAGCCGTCATCTCGGCCTTCTGCTGCAGACCGAGCAGCTCCATCTGGCCCGAGCCGTACTCCATGGCCTGCTGCTGCTCCAGCATGGTCCGCTTGTAGTCGACATCCTCGTCGGTCATCTCGGGCAGGCGGGCGATCTCGCGGATGTACTTCTCCAGCTCCGGGTCCGGGAACCACTGCATGCCGGCACCAGCGGTGGCCGAGATGAAGGCAGCCAGCTGGTCCAGAGCGGGCGGGTCGACGTTGGTGGGCTCGAACCGGGGCAGCTCGTCCAGCTTCCAGCCGTTCACCGCGAACAGTCGAGGCACCGCGTACCGGTTCAGGGTGTCCGCGATCGCCTTGGTCAGCGCGTTCAGAGCCGCCCGGAAGATGCCGGTCTTGTCGGTGTGCAGCGAGTACGAGCCGGTGTCCTGGTGTCCGACCAGGATGAAGTCGGCCAGCACGCTCATCAGGATCCGCTGCTCGTAGCGCTGGATGATGCTGTTCGTGTCGAACTGACGGGTCCCTCCACTACTCATCAGCTCGAAGTCGAACAGCGGCTGCTTGGTGTCCGGGTCGTACTGAGTTGGGAGCACCAGGCCCTCGTTCTCGTCACGCCTGACCCCGCGGACCATCTTCTTGAAGGCATCCACGGTCTTCGCCTGCGGAGTGCCCTTGGCCGCCGTCAGGTAGTCCGCGGGGACCCTTCCTACAGGCATGCCCGCCAAGTCTCTCTCAACACCGATCGCCTCGAACTCCTCCAGGCGCTTCTTGAAGTACCAGGAGCGGTAGGACGAGCGGAGCAGGGAGAGGCCCTCGGGGTTGCCCTTGGCGATGGAGGTGCGGAACAGGATGCTCTTCTCGATCGGCAGCACCGTGGTCTGGTACCGGGGTGGGGCCATCTGCACCATCGCCCGGATCCCACCGGTCTCGTCGAACGACCAACGGAGCAGGGTCTCCTGCGCGCGGATCGGGATCTTCCGCCAGCCGATCAAGCCGTCGTTGTGCTTGCTCCGCTTCCGGGGGTCCTTCTCCCACGGGCCGACCCGCTTCTTGTAGACGATCTCGTGCCAGGACCAGCCGTAGATCATCATCGACAGCACCTCGCCGATGAAGTCGTCCCAGCTGTGGGACATGTCCTCCATGCATGACTCCAGGAACTCCTGGGCCTTGGTGCCATCGTCGGTCTGCTCGGGAGGCAGGACCTTCCACTCCACCTCACGGATCAGCTTGTCGATGCTGAACAGCAGGGCCCCGACCATGGAGTCGTTGGCCGACATCTCCCGGTAGACGCGGACCGCCTTGCGCCCACGCAGCGCAGGGAGGAACTCCTCGTCGACGTACCCAGAGACGCGCTTGACCCCGGTGACACCGAGCTCCTCCATGGGGCCTACGCGCTGCGGGATCTCGTCTCCGGCGTTGTCCTCATCCCAGGTGGAGATGTCGCCTTGGGGCAGTCTCTGGTCAGCCATTACGCCTCGCCTGGTTCGTCTTGTGGGCTCCGATCGCGCCACCCGCGATGGCACCAGCGGCGATGGTCGCCGGCAGCACCTGAGGCCGGTTCTTGAAGGCTAGGGCACGATGCACCTTCCAGTGCGGGAGCTCCTTGGGGTACTGCGAGTACGCCCTCCAGATCTTCGTGCCGCCCTTGTCGTCCCGGACACCGTGCTTCGCAGCGTGTTTGGCCCAGACCTTGGACTCGTTCGGGGACATCCCCCGCTTCGCGCGCGCGTTCTTCAGCCCGATCTTGGTGCTCATGCTGGTCACGTTCAAAGCCACTGGAGCAGCTCCTGCTCCCGCAGCTGCACCCAGTCCGGTGTTGATCGCCTTGTCCTTGTCGACCTTGGCCACTTCAGTGCGACGGTGCAGGGCGTAGCCGGCACCAGCACTGGCCAGTGAGATCGCACCCAGGGTCTCCGCCATCTTCCCCGAGGCAGCACGGTGCACCCGCCAGGGCACCTTCTTCCCACCGCCCACCGGCGTGTTCGGCTTCACCACGTTGTGGTAGTGCTCGGAGGCAGCAGCCTGGGTAGACCGCCGGACCTTGGCCGCAGCCACCTGCTCAGCGCTGGGCTGGTAGTACGGCTTCTTCCCCCCGCGCGCGACCATCGAGGTGGCTGGGTCACGGCGCATCCGAGTCACCCCAGAACCACGCCTGGCCTTGGAGACCTCACCGTGCTCGACACCGAACGCGCTGATCATCCAGTCCACCTCTTCGGAGTCTTGCCACCTACCGACTTCGCCCAGGCGTCGCCGGCGTCGGTGCGCAGGATGCTGTGCTGAACGGGGAGGCCCTTGCGCTCAGCGTGCTGCCACATCGCGGTGGCGATGCCCTTCCGCCGATGCTTCTCGGGCACCTCCATGCCCCAGATGGTGCCGTGGTCAGGAGTGCCCGGCTCGTTGACCACATGCATCTCACCGAGAGTCTTCTTCCGCCTGGTGGCCTTGACCGCGGTG